GCTTTTGTCTTGGAGCGTGAGGAGTTTATGGCTGAGCCACGACCTAATTTAATGGAGGAGACTGATTCGACTTTGAACGTTGATCTTCTTCACGCTAGAAACGGAAACAGTGCTTATATCTGCGTTTGCCCTGCTCACGGTGTCCGTGATAGAAGCTGTCGCGCCACTATTCACAAGTAGCCATTAGTGGGATATCATTAGCTCAATGGAAATCCTACAGAATCCGACAAACACAAATATTTCTGCAGATGAGTCAATTGAGCCTGTAAAGGAATTTGACGAGCTGGCATGGAAGCATGAGCAGTACATTGCATATACGGCATTTGGTGGTTTAATACCTGATCCGAATGGCGAGGCAGCCGCTGTAAAGATGACAGCAACAACCTTTGCTCAACAGCTCGGGGTGTCTCGTCAAACGCTGTATGACTGGCGTGATTCTGTGCCTAATTTCTGGGAACGAGTAGACGTCAAGCGACGTGAAGTGAGTGGGCGGGATCGACTCAGTAAGGTTTGGAATGGTGTATTCTTAAAGGCTGCATCTGGCAATGCTGAGGCGGCTAAGTTGTATCTTGCCAACTTTGACCCGAACTTCAAGATGCCATCACAGAAGGTTGAGGTTGATGCGACTGACTCACTCGTTGATGCACTCACATTGGCCCGTAACCGTCGTCAAGTAATTGAAGGTGAGACGGTTGATGCAGCCAACGACAACCAAGCTTAGTACGGCCGAAGAGCGTGCTGCAGCGGCACAAGAGATTGTAGATATCTACTACAACATTCCTCACTATTTCGTGAAAGATATTCTTGGTGCTAATACGTGGAGCAAGCAGGATGAAATTATTCAATCGACATTCAAGTACCCGGTGACGGCCGTTAAAACCTGCAACGCCGTGGGTAAAAGCTTCATCGCTGCCCGTGCCGTGGTTGCCTACTTAGCGCTACATCCTGGCTCAATCGTCGTTACCACTGCTCCGACCTGGCGACAGGTGACTGACGTGTTGTGGCGTGAAATTGCCACGGCCGTTAAGATGTCCAAATACAAGCTGACGAACAAAGAAGTTACTCAAGCTGGGCTCAACCTTGATACTGACTGGTATGCGGTCGGACTCTCGACCAAGACGCCTGAGAATTTCTTTGGCTATCACTCTGATAACATCCTTGTTGTTGTGGATGAGGCTGGTGGTGTGCCTGAGCTTGTCTTTAAGGGCGTCAAGGCGATCACCCCGAACGCGAATGCCCGCGTGCTCTATATCGGCAACCCGACTAACCCTGACGGCACGTTTGCTGAAGCCTTCAAGAACCCACGCATCAAGAAGTTCACCATTAGCGCTTTTGATACGCCAAACTTTACCTCAAACGACATCAAGGATGTTGACGATCTGCTCAAACTCTTTACCCCGCCTGAGGGACTCTCGGAAGACGAGGAGCTTGATTTTTATGCAACGGTGCGTAACAACCTCAACATGCCATACCCGGCACTAATCGACCCATTCGTTGTTTATGAGCGCTACTTTGAGTGGGGAGTTGATTCGCCTGCTTGGCAATCGCTGGTTATGGGTGAGTTCCCAAGTCAATCAGAGCTATCGCTACTCTCGATTGATAGCGTCATGTTTGCGATGGGTGACATGGACAAGAAGGATGATGATCCCGAGAGCCCACACTTTGGTAAGTCATACGCTGAGATCATGGGCATCAAGATTCCTGAAGGGCCGCGTGAATATGGGCTCGACATGGCACGTTTTGGTGCTGACTTAACGGTACTTACTCCTCGAAACGGCGGCCACATCGGACAACAGATCACCTGGGCTAAATCAAGCCTTACCGAATCAGCCGAGAAAGTCATTAACATTATCAATCCACATGAAGTCGTCTCAATGATCAAGATTGACGACACGGGTAACGGTGGAGGAACGACCGACTCGCTTAATGAGAAAAAACGTGATCAGGGTATCGACCACCCATATCTTTACGACGTCATGCCGATCAACTTTGCATCTGGGCCGCAGAACAAAGCTAAGTTCTACGACATTACTAGCGAGATGTACTGGAACTTAAAGCAGTGGTTTGATGGCAAGAAACTCACTATGCCATATGACGAAAAACTATTCCGCGAATTAGTGGGTCGCCGTTGGTCGCTAGTTGGTGGTAAAATCAAAGTTGAAAATAAGGACGATTACAAAAGGCGCACGGGCGGCAAATCTCCTGACCGTTCCGACTCACTTGCGCTTGCCCTGTACCGATCAAAGCCAGGCGACATTACCCGCCCTGTTTCAACTGATCATCAGCTCGATGAACATAGGCGTGATATTGCTAGGCCAATTACTGCCGATATTGGTAATACCAGTGGACAAAACCGAAGATATTAACCTATACTTGCCATTAAGGTAAAAAAGCATAAACTTCATGAATCCAACACAAGAACCGAAACCAAACGAACCACTCGATAAATCAACAGCAATAAAAGAATTGGGCCACTCGGGCACGATGATTTTCGCTGGTATTATTACCGGCGCAGAGTACAACAGTAACCTAACCGGCGTTCGCGGCAACAAGATCTATGAGATCATGCGTCGCTCTGACTCAACCGTGCGTCAAGCGCTGCAGATTGTAAAGCTACCGATTCAAGCCACTAGCTGGGGCATTGAAGCGCATGTTGAAGCTGATGGTGAGATCACCACCAAGGCACAAGAAGTTGCCGACTTTGTAAAACAGCAATTATTCAATCAAATCAACTGGGATCAGTTCGTTAAAGAAGCACTCACCTGCTTTGATTTTGGTTTCTCGGTATTTGAGAAGGTGTATGATCCGGTCAAGTTTAATGGTAAAACATACATCGGCCTCAGGAAGATCGCTAGCCGTAAGCAGGTATCTATTGCTAAATGGGAAGCAGAAAACGGTCAAGCTGGCGTTACTCAAAATGTCAACGGCAAAGCCGAGCCTATCCCGCGCGTCAAGCTGGCTGTCTTTACCTATGATCTTGAAGGTGAAAACTGGGAAGGTACGTCACTCCTGCGCCCGATTTACAAGGACTGGGATATCAAAGATAAGCTGACTATCGTTAATGCCATGGCGCTTGAGAAGCAGGGCATGGGCGTACCAACTGTTCGTGAGCGTGATGGTGAATCAGCTGGCCCTAGTGACCAGGCCGATGCCGAGCGTGCACTTTCAAATATGCGCGCCAATGAATCTGCTTTCTTGAAGATTCCAAAGACGATGACGGTTGAGTTCTTGGATATGAAGGGCAACACGACTAAAGAGATCATTCCGACTCTCAACTACCACGACGGCCGTATTATGGCCGGCATCCTGGCTCGATTCATGGAGCTTGGTGGTGCTGCAGGTACAGGGTCACAATCACTTTCAACTGACCTCTCAAGCATCTTTATGAAGGCTGAAGAGACGTTTGCTAAGCAGTTCGCTGCCACTGTCAACGAAGATATTATCAAGCAACTATGTGATCTTAACTTCAGCAACATGGAGTCAATTGGTTATCCTAAACTAACCTTCGGATCAATCGGTGATGATGATACGGTAGCACTTGCTAACTCACTTAATCAACTTGGTACTGCCGGCTTCATTACACCTGACCCTGACCTTGAAGATAACCTTCGTGATCGTTACCGACTACCTGCAATGTCGAAAGAGATGCGTGATAATTACGAAAAAGATATCAAAGAAGGTGGACTGCCTGAGAAGAAAACCACCGAGATCGTCAAAGCCGCTCAGACACGACTGGCTGCCACTAATGATCCGGTTGAAGCAGTCAAAGCCGCTCGTGAAGTTCGCAACATGCTAGTCGAACAGCTCAATGGGGTCTAATATGACCCCCGAGCTTCAAGGCGTTGTCGAAAAAGAAATTGAAATCTATGATCGTTTTTTAATTGCTGCCGAGAAATGGTCGCCACGTTACAAGACGGATCGAGATAGCTATAAGCGCATTATCAAGGCCGAGGCACGTTTGAGGCGTGAAATACGCAGTGTCTTTCGTGATACAGCCAAGACGGTTGAGGCTCACATTAACTGGAATCAATACGCTGCGCAGCAAATGAAAGTTCAGGCTTCAGCAAAAAAGCTTGAGGCCGCCGAAGTTGATGTTGAAGTGATTGTTGATGAAATCCTATACGACGAGTTAGATGCACTGTTCTTCAATGTCACCTTTGAGACGATTTCCACAGCTATCGCTATCGGTGCACAGGCCGGTGAATCTATCTATAAGATCCCGCTTGGCATTCGTTCAACAGATGCGATCATTCAAGATATCACTACCGAACGCTTAGCATGGCTGGTCGGAAAGCGTGTGGATAAAGATGGCAACCTTGTGGACAACCCAAAGCCCGAATATCGCATCTCAAATAAAACCCGTGAAGACATCGCTAGCAACATTAAGTCGGGTATCGCCCTCGGTGAAGACAGAGCTACCATGATTAAGCGCCTCGAGAGCATCGTCAGAAACCCCGGCCGAGCCGAGAAGATCGCTCAAACAGAGACGGTGAATGCCTATGGTAGTGGTATGCTTCAGTTCGGCATTGAGTCAGATGCCACCGGAAAAGAGTGGGAAGATGTCGCTGCAACAGATATGGCCTGTGCCGGTAATCGTGATCAAGGTATCATCCCAATAAAGGCTAAGTTTCAGAGTGGAGACTATGCCCCAGCTGCCCATACTGGGTGTCGTTGTAACTTACGCATCGTTTATAGTAACGAATTTGCTGGTTAATCGTTGACAAAACCATAAGTAATAAAGGATTATTAGAACTATGAATCCAACCGCGGTTACGCAAAACAGAAAAGAACAACTTTTATTCGTAAAAAACAGACTCGTCGCCGATAGTACAACGCGCGAGCTACCGACTCGCCTACAGATTATCAAGGCTGGTGTTTGGACAAACTCTTGGAAGGGTGATCTTGAAATCACTCTGACCGATCTTCACGAGATGAAGCTTAACTTTGACAAGGGCATCGGCCTGCCTGATGAGGGCTCGGAAGGTGCGCCCGTTGACTACTCGCACGCTGACCATGCTAAAGCAGCATTTTGGATCAAAGCGCTTGAGGTTGACGAAGTTACTGGTATACTATGGGCAAGCGAGATCGAATGGACGCCTGCCGGACGCGAGGCGGTACTGAGTGGAGAATTTAAGTTCTTCAGTCCTTCAGTATTCCCTGCGTGTCTTGGTACATGGCAGGATCCTGAAGATCCCACCCACACCGCGCAAAATGTCCTGTTGGGCGGTGGTTTGACAAACATTCCATTTTTCAAAGGACTCACTGGATTAAAGGCCTCACAAACGCCGCAAGGCGATGGTAAGGAAAATGTAATATATATTGCTGAAGAAGGAGAAGACATGGATTTAGCAACACTACGTGCACTAAAAAAAGAAGATTTGACGGCTGAACAGCTGGCATTTATCACCGAGAAGAAATCAGAATTAACCGCTGAAGAGCAAATCACTTTTGGACTTGCTGAGGTAGAGACACCTGTTGTCCCATCGGCTACTATCACACCAGCTGAAGAAACTGCAACACCAAACGCTGAAGCGGTTGCACTCCAAGCTAGCCTCAAGGCTGGTACACATATGGTTGTGCCTGCAGCTGAATATCAAGGCCTACAAGCTTCTGTAAAGACACTTGAAGGTAAGCTTGAAGCAGCTGCTAAAAAAGAAGTTGAAGCTCGTGTTGAAGCTCACGTTAAGCGTGGTGCGATTAAACAAGATCAAGCTGATAAGTGGACTGGCCTCATTCTAGCTGATGCCTCAAACGAAGATCTACTTGTTAGCCTACCCGAGAATCAACTCCTTGCGAGCGAAATCGGCGGCAACGGTAGCGAAGTATCTGCAGTTGCACAACTGAAGGCTGCAGCCATCAAGACTGTTACCGAATCAGAAGGCAAAGTTGAATTTTCAGCTGCGCTTATTCAGGCCCGTAAAGAAAACCCAACCCTAGCAGAACAAGCTGACGCTGAAATTGCTGGAAAATAAATAGGACTATAGGAGGAGAATTCCATGTCACAGTACAATGCATCTGGTCACAAAGCATATAAAGCTACTGCAGCACTCGCTAAGGGTGTGCTCGTTAAACTAGCAAGCGGTGAAGCTGTTGTTTCAGCGGCAGCTACCGATAAAAGTATTGGTGTAACTGTTGTTGCAGCCGGCGCCGGCGAGATGGCTGACATTCGTTTGCTATCTGCACAGGGTACTTCAAGGTACACGGCTGGTGGCAACATCGCTGTTGGTGATCTTCTTGTTGCCGCTGCAGCTGGTAAAGTTGTAGCACTTACACAAGCCGCTGCTGGCGCACAGCCAACAAGCGTTGTGGTTGGTCGAGCACTCGAAACTGCAGTGAACGGCGATCTATTTGAAGCCGAAGTTGTAACCTTCTTGGCGTAACGCAAAATTAACATAATTGAACTAAGAAAGAATTAGAAATGAACCCACGAAACACTTATGTGAATCCATTGCTTACGAGTATCTCAGTAGGCTACCAAGTTAAGAACCTGATCGGGCGTGAAATCTTCCCTACAGTCTCAGTTCCAACTGAAACCGGTGAGTACTTCGTCGTTGACCGTGAGAACAGCCGTACACCTGCAGATGCTCGTCGTGCTGATCTTGGTCGTGCAAACCGTGTTGACAACAACATGACTACTGCGAGCTACAGTCTTGAAGAGCGCTCACTTGAGACGCCTATCACCGACCGTATTATGCGTCAGTACGCTGATCCATTTAAGCCTAAGACAAACGCCACCAACCTTGTTACTGGTAAGCTTGAGCTATTGGCTGAAAAGGAAATCCGCGCAGCAATCTTGGCTTCTGGTGCACCTAGCCTTGACGAAAACGGTGCATGGTCAACAGCATCGACTGACATCCTTGGTCACATCCGTACAGCAAAGAACAGCATTCTTCAGAACACTAACGAAGACGCTAACCTTCTTGTTATCGGTAAGCCAGCACTTGACGCACTTCTTACAAACACTGCGCTTGTTGAAGCTATCAAGTACACTCAGGCAGTTAGCGAATCTGCACTTATTGCGGCTCTTCAAAACTACTTCGATATTGACCGCGTTCTTATCGGTAAGGGTGTTGAAAACACTGCTAAAGAAGGTCAGACTGACGCTCATAACTTCATCTGGGGTGAAGAAGCTATTCTTGCTTACGTTGCTCCTACGCCTGCGGTTGAGACACCATCAGCTGGCTACTTGTTTGAACTTGAAGATGCTCGTTACGTTGATGAGTGGTACGAACAAGAAATCAAGACGACATTTGTTCGTGCTAACGACTTCTTCCAGCCAAAAATTGTTGACCCTAAAGCCCTTTACATCTTTACAGACGTAGTAGCCTAATAGAAAGGTCATAACGATATGAGCACATATAAATCAGTACGAAATATCAACTTCGGTGGACAGATCGTTCCAGCTGGTAAAGTGCTTCAGTTTGAAGAGAAAGATGCTGCATTCGTGCAGCGTCTTCTCGACAAGGGAAGCATCGTTGAAGTAACTGAAGAGCCTGCAGCTGAAGAAGCCGTGCTCACTCCTAAGACTGAGACACAGCCAAGCACACCTGTCATCCCGACAGCTGAAGATATTGATCAAGATTTAAAAGACGCCGGCGTCTAAATCTCGCAGACAACGCCGCACGCGTCATTAATAGTATTAGCGCGAGACTCAAGAGGGTACGCAAATAATGCGTGCCCTTCTATAGAGTAAGGATTCTATGACACCATTTTTACAAGTAAAAGATAACGCTAAGTCAATCGCTCCGGCTGATAGTCTTAGTAATACAACTGCCAACATCACCGTAAGTGGTTTTGACACAACTAGTTTTCCAGAGGTGACAACTGGTTTTGCCGTAACCATTTGGGATGATGTAAATTATCTTGATCCGGGTGACGATCCAAATATGGAGAAGGCGCTTGTGACCGCTGCAGATATTGCTGAAGACGGCAGCCTGACGCTTGTTCGTGGCCAAGCCAAAGTCCATATTGGATCACCGCGAATCGCTTTGTTGGCTCTTGCTCAACATATCAGTGATATTACCGGCGCTCTAAACGCGCTTGAAATTGATGTTGATACGAATCTATCTCTTTACACTGCCCATCCTCGGCACGTTACCATTGATACTGATGACGTAGAAGTCGGTACTAAGAACGCTGTTGTTATTGAACTAGAGAATGGCCGCTTAGTTGCCGGCGAATATAACGGCGCACGACTCTATACGTCGGATGATGGTGGCGCAACGTGGACTGAACGACGTAGCGTTGTCAGCGCCAATGCTGCAGTGCGCGCACTATACCAATTCTCTAATGGCCATATCTATGCATCATCTGGCTACGCTCAAGGTGTCGCTAAGGTTGCACGATCTACTGACGGTGGTAACACATGGACTGATGTACTCGTTACCTCTGCATATGCTTCACCAGTGCCGAATGCTATCTGGTACATGGTCGAAGATGCTGACGGTCACATCTACGCCCAAGCCTATTCATACGGCGATCAACCATCTGTGACAGGTTGGCTTGCTTATCACATCTACCGCTCAACTGATGGCGGTGCAACGTGGGCGATTTGGTATACTCACCCATATACTGGTACGCCAGGCGACAACCCTACAGATATTCGTCACCTTCACTTACTCGCAATCAACTCTGACGGTCAAATGTATACTGCCGGCGCGCACGCGATCCTCAGTCAAACAGCTGATCCATCTGGTACATGGTTATTGAACGCTAACGGTACGCAGGGAGCTGTTATCCAGCCACAAGGTATTGGCGGCGGTATGACCGCCTATGTGCAGGCTGACGACGGCTCTGAGTACTTTGGATCGGATCGCCAAAACGGTGTCTTTAAGCTTGAAGGCGGTGTTTTCGTTAATGTGCTCGACTTCGCCGATTACGGCCTAGAAAAATCTCAAATTCTTGCCATGGCAAAGGGTAACGAGGGTATTTTGTACGCACTCGATAACGTCTATGGTTACCTTTGGGCCAGTATCAATAACGGTAAGACATGGATTCACCTTGCATGGGAAGAAGGTTTTAATCCAGGCCGTCCGACATTCATTAAGGTTGGTACTGATCGTCTCTATCTTGATCGTTCTTCAGACGCTACATACTTTAGCATTCCAAACTATACGAAAAAAGAAATCGTGGCTAAATTCCCTAGTGCTTTCACCTTAGCTGGTGATCCCGAAGATGTTGATCTTACTAATTTATCCCAAGCAGTAGGCGACTCATTAACATGGAATGGTGAAAAGTGGGTTCCTCAATCTCCATACTCAGCAAACGCAGAGATTATGTCTGTTGCTGCAACGGCAACATTTAGCGACGATGCTGTTACAGGACGAAAGCGCAATATACTAAATTACACAGGCACAGGTGCGAGTAGTATTACAATTGGCCATGATCCAACACTTGCCTCGAATAAAGGTCGTCAATTACAGATCTATAACTCAGCGAGCAACCCAAATAGCATTAACGTCCTTGGCGCCGACGGTGGTACGTTTACGATGGCCCCAGGGTCGGCTGCTCTACTCGTCTGTAATGGTACAGTCTGGCTACCGTTCTTAAAATCTGGTGCTAATAAAACAGATCTTATTACTGCCACAAAGAGCGGCTTCCGTTCAATGATAGCTGCCGGCTCAGCGGTCAACCTCGATACATTAACAGAGAGCGGACAGTACTACGTTGTATCATCAGCGACAGGCAAAGCGCCTGCAGGCTATGACTCATGGCGTGCGGCGATTGAAGTGTTTCGACCGAATGGTTTTGCAAACGATGCTATATATACTGTTCAGATATATCGTCTTCTCTACCTTAACAGCTCAAATACTGAAACGGGCACATGGCAACGACGCCAACTCAACGGCGTATGGGGTGCATGGGTTAAAGCAGATGAGAACGGCGCTTGGGTAACAGTCCCAGCCTCAGCAACCGCAGCGGGAACTGCCGGCCAAAAAGCTTATGATGCAAACTATATCTATATCTGTACCGCAACTAACACATGGAAACGTGTGGCGATAGCGAGCTGGTAATGTTTAACACGGCGACTTATAACAGTGCACCATTCAACTCAATATTCAGTTTGCTTGTTGCTGTCATTCCACCGTCGGTCGCTATCCCGCTCCTTGTCAATGAATATGCAACAGCACTCGGTTACGATTCGCAGAGCATAAGCTTGTCGTCAGGTAATTAAACAACTATACTGAGGTAAGATATGAGTTCAACACTAAAAATAGACAATTTCACCTCTATAAACATCCAGGAACGAGCTCGGCTCGCTGCCGATGTTGAAGCAGGTGCGACATCAATCGTACTTGATAATAACCAAGATATTTCCGCCAATGACTTTATGCTTATTGGTAATGATGGATCGGGTACGGCTGAGATTACTTCAGTTCAAACGGTGACCGATGCGACAATCGCCACAACCGATCCGCTTCGCCTTCGCCACGATGAATATGAAGATGTTCTAGTTTTGTTCGGTGATAAGATTAAGATCTACCGCGCCGATAACGTCAACGGTACACAGCCGGCCGATGCTGCATTCGCTACTATTACAGCACTAGGCATTCCAATTGACTCCGATCAAAAATCAACCGTCTATACTGATCCGATTGGCTCAGCTGAGTATTGGTATAAATATACATACCTCAACTCAGTTACCCTAGAGGAAACACCACTGTCAAACAGCCTCGCAGCCCGTGGTGGTGCGGTTGGCATCTATGCCACGCTTGATAACATTCGCTCAACTGCAGGTTTTGAGAATAACCACAACATCACCGATCCATACATTGATGGCTTCCGTCGAGCAGCTCAAGATCAGATCAATGGCACGCTCTCTGGTGTCTATTCGCTACCGTTTGTGGCGCCGATTAACGGTTTCATTACTCAGATCACCGAAGCACTCGCTGCTGGTCACATTAAGCTCGATCAGCACGGCCGTAACAGCGTTGATGGTCAGAACTTAATTGACTGGGCTGAATCGCAACTTGCCAAGATCCGATCTGGTGATCTCGTTCTTACTGACATAACTGGTACTATATTGCCACAACCAGGCGACAGCGGCAGCGGTGTTGAAGGTGGCAGTATGGGCTTTAGTGGCTACCCTAATAACGACGAACAAGGCGGCGGCTTTAAATTCCAGGCTGATATGAGGTATTAGTATGTCCCTTAATGTGCAGATCAAGATTACCGGCGACAAAGAAACGATTGCAAAACTGGGCAAGATGGGCCAGAGTCTGCTTAACTTCCAGACAGCAATGCGCTCGATCGGTAAAGAGCTGCCTAGTTATTTTAGTAATCAGGTGTTCGGCTCACAAGGTGGCGCGATCGGTGAACGCTGGCCGGCACTAAAGCAAGCGACCAAAGATAGTAAGGCAAAGAAATATTTCACGGCTACCCCACTCGTTAATACTGGGGCTATGAAACGGGGTTTCCGGGCTGAATATCCTGATTTTAATAGTGTTATGATTGGTAACGTCGCGCCTTACTTCGATTATCACCAGTCAAAAGCACCACGCTCAAAGCTACCGCGACGTACCATGATGTCAACCGGTGGCCAAGTGAAATCAATTATTGGTAGCATTATCGACGCCGATGTTAAGCAGAAGATAACGAAAGCAGGCTTGTAATGAATATCGAAGGCACACACACATTTGACTCTCCGCTCGATCGAATCATGAAACTCATGAAAGATACCTTCGGTAGCAACTTTAATGCCTACTATGAGGGTGATCCCATCGACATCCCGAAGGCTAACTTGCCATGTATTATCATGGAGACGCAGGCCGGCCAGACGCAGCTCGACGCTACTTCAACCGATCGCGTGCAGACACAGATCAATATTCGCATCGTCTTTAATAAAGCTGATGATTACAGTGCGAGTGATACTCAAGATCTTACTGAGAAAAAACTAAGAATATTAGTCGAAGGCTGCAACCCGGACACTGGCGCTTACTTGCCTAACTCGGTTGTCGGCGTGTTGCGCAAGAATTTTACCCTCGGTAATGGCGTAATCGAAAACGATATTGACTGGCAGTATGACCTGCAGCCGCGGACTGAAGATCTGACGACGAGCGAAGCGCTTGTACAGATCGTGACGAGCCGTCGTGTGATTGTCAACAACCGCGAGTAATTTGATTGACAAAACACTTATGTTAAATAGATAATGGAGGACAAGATGCCATACAAATACAAAGTAAAACAAGATGATCAGGGTAACGCGCTTATTCCTGACGGCTCCGTTGTGCCGGGTGTTGGTGTGGTAAAGGGTGGAGTCATTGATTCTGCCGTCATTATCGAAAACCCTAATCTCGAGCTAATTGGTCAAGATCCTGCACCGACACATCTTAACGGTGTGGTTCCGCAGTCTGCTCAAATTGCTCCTCAAACAAATGAAGAAAGTGAAGGACAGAACTAATGGAAATCGTAGGTAACGTAGGCTATTTAGCTTTTAAAAAAGAGGCATCAAAAGGTGTTGTAGCTGGCACACCAAACCAGTTCCTACCTCTGTTTAATGAGACGATGAACACCAACGCCAACCAGGTTGCTCAGCAACCGATCTACGGTGGTAAGCACATGACGTATGCAACACTGCAGGGTCTGCGTGATCACCAAGGTGACCTTCTCGTTCTGGCCGAGCCAAACACGACAGCGACGCTTGTTGATATGCTTGCAACACTCAGCGCTCCAACTGGGGCTGGCCCATACACTCACGGCGGTAACTTCTCATCAACTTCTAATCCAAAGAGCTACACCGTAGACTTCTCACTTGGTAATGTCGTTAAGCGTTTCTGGGGCTTTGAGATTTCAAGCCTAACTCCTGAAATGAATGAAAATGAAATGCGTTGGAAGATCCAGGCAAGTGCGCTCGGCTCATTCCAAGCTCGCACGATTTCTGCCATCAGCACGACTGATGTGACACTCGATACTAAATACGATGCAAACCCGACTCTCGGCCTCTTTGCTGGTGACTTGGTGCGCATCTACAAAGCATCAACTGGCGCAGTTCTTGACACGACGATCGTTAGTGTTGACGATGCGACTGGCGTGACGCTTGGTACGTCTGCCGCTGCCTTTGCCGCTGGTGATATTATTCACCTACGCCCTGCAGCACCAACTTTCAACCTATTGCCAACCTTCCTATGGTCAAAGACACAGTTCCATTTCGGGGCTGATGCAACTGCCGCTCTTGCTGCAGCACAGACTCGTCTTGAACAGGGTTCAACTTTCCAATTACTACATGCTTTTGAAGATAGCGCTGGCGCAAAGCGTTCAGGTGGTCTTGATCCTGCAGCGCTCGTTCGCCTCGCCTCAGATGCAACCGTAAGCATTAAGAAGTACCTCAATACGCCTGAAGACATCCAGGCATGGAACGATCTCACAAAGAAGGCGCTTGTTATCCGCATGCTTTCAGGTAATAGTAACGAGTACGAATGTCGTGTCATTTTCTACAACCTGACAGTTGATGCTGCTTCAGGCAACTTGACCTTCAACGAAGTTGTGTATGCTAATGAAGAGCTCAAAGTAAACTACGACCAGACAGCCGGTAAGGCCGTAGCGATCACTGTTATTAATAACCGCGCAACTATTTCATAATAAAGGGGTCAAACCATCATGCCAAAACTAGTATCAACCGCCACTCGTAAAATCTTTCTTCCATCAACTGAAGGTGCTTCTGAAGAGGAGAAAGCCTGGGTTGAGGTGAAGACTCGTCTAACTGGCGGTGACATGCTAGTAGCCTCATCAAACGGTACTGATAACATTGAGCGAACTGAAGCAGCTCTTGCTGCTTATATCGTTAACTGGAACTTTACCAATGAAGCTGGCGAGACTGAGCCGATCACTCGTGAATCAGTTCACCGCCTTGAGATAGATGACTTTTCATTGCTTGTAGTTGAAATGAACAGTGCGCAAAAAAGCGTCAAGACTTCAATAGAGGGTGAGCAAAAAAAAACCTCATCCTCTATCTCGACGCCATCCATTCCGGGCGTGATCCCCTCGTAAATCTCGAGGAGCTACCACCGATCTACCAAACATATCGGCTAGTCCGAAGTTTCAATAACATCGTTGGCAACTCAATCAACTTTGAAAAGGCCGATCAGGTAATGATCCACGACTTCATAGAGATTGATTCCATTGAAAGACAAATAATAGTAAAGAATAAGGAACAACAATCAAATGCCAAGCCTTAGAAGCGGTGCATCCGGCGACAACGACGTTAGGATCAAGGTTAGTACCACAGCTGATAACTCTGGTACTGATCAAGCTAAGGCTGGCTTGAAGGGTGTTGGCGATCAGGCGCACGATACAGGTGATCGCTTCACAAGCATGAGCACGGCGGCGAAAGTCGCTGTTGCTGCTATTGGTGCATCCGTCCTTGCTGTTGGTAAAACATTTGTTCAAAGTGCTGCTGATCTGCAACAGACATCGAAATCATTTGAGGTGCTCACGGGTAACGTCGAGATCGCTAACGGTTTGTTTGCACAGCTCGCAACTTACGCCAACACGACGCCGTTTGAGTTTCCTGACATCGCTAAGGCTGGTCAAACTCTCCTCGGTTTCGGTATCTCATCCGATCAGGTATTTGATAAGATTAAGGTGCTTGGTGACTTGGCTGCAGCAACGGGCGCAAACTTTAGCTCCCTTGCGGTTGTCTTTGGTCAGGTGAACGCCACCGGTAAGCTTATGGGTGGCGACGCTCTGCAGCTCGTTAATAATAGCATTCCGATTTACAACATGCTCGCTAAGCAGATGGGCGTTGAAACTGGCAAGGTGAAAGAACAGATCGAAAAGGGTGCGGTGTCGGTTGATATCTTTAATGCTGCGCTCGCTAATGCCACTAAAGAAGGTGGATTTGCCTTCAAGGGTGTCGATACACTCGCCAACTCATTCAATGGCCGTATGTCTACCCTTAATGACGCTATGCTTGACTTCGGACGTAACCTCCTTGGGGTGAGGGTTGATAATAAGCTTGGTCTTGTGATCGAGGAAGGTGGTCTATTTGACACGTTCTCCGACATGCTACCAGTTATATCAAGCAATCTTAATAATCTCGTTCCTTCCTTTACTGCCGTTATCGAGATGGTCATGGGCTTTGCTAGCTCGCTTGGTGAAGTTTTTATGCAGATGCAAGAGTATCTCTCGCCGAAGATCGAAGAACTATGGGGCACGATCCAAGAGAATCTTATACCCGTACTCGGACGTCTCTGGCATGAAGTACTCGAGCCACTGGCTGAAGTATTTGGCGGCTTATTCGTCGGGGCGCTAGGCATCACTATTGAGACGCTCACTATCCTTGTGACTATGTTAACTGACTTTGTGAACTGGGCACTCGATAATGGTGAGTTTATGGCGCCTATTATCGGCGCGCTGGTGGCCTTTAAGGCTGCAATGATACTTAATGCTACCTTTGCAGCGGCAACGGCGCTGTTTACAACCTTTACGGCCGTCACGATACCAAGCGCTGCCGCTGCCTTTACTGGCTTTGCGGCACTGGTTGCATCACCTATCGTCTGGCCGGCTCTCGTGATCGGTGCGGCGATCGCGTCTATCTGGGCAGTTGTCGATGCATACAAGGGCGCTATGGCTGCTATGGATCAAGCCGACGCTGCAGCCGCTGGCCTAAAGAAGACAGAAGACACCATCCGTCAGGGTGCACGCGACCGACGAGCTCGCGGTGAGATTACCGAAGAGCAATACCAGAGGATGATGAGCATTGCCAACCGTGCTTCAGGAGGCCCCGTGTCATCTGGTCAGGCCTATGCCGTTGGTGATAATCCTGACGGCTCATGGAATCCAACAACCGAGCTGTTTATACCAGGTCAATCTGGTACAATCGTAAGCAATAAACAAATCAAACAAGCTCTTGGGTCATCACAAGGTTCTGAGGCTGGTGGAGGCACACGAATCAATATGACTATCGACAAGCTCGTGCTCGCAAGCGATAGTGCTGTTCGTGAGTTCTTTGACCAAAATAACCGTGATACACAAATTGCCTCAATGGGTGGTGCTATTGCCGGAGGCGACGCATAATGGCTGGCGGTATTCTTTTTAACACTAACTCGCTTCAGACAAGCAATATTGTCACGAGTAATATTAACCACCAAAGCGCACCAGATGCCGTGATTGATATGGCCCCGATAGCGCACGCTGACAAAAGTGCAGTCGCTTTCCTGCAGTATCATGATAAGAAGATTCGCATCTCGGGTATGCTCATAGGTAGCAGCCAGGATGAGATTGATGCGCTTGAAGACACATTCAAAGGCTACTTAGTCGGCAAAGAAAAGAATCTTGATATAGAGCGAGGCGGTTCATACCGTCGTTATATTGCTACGGCCACAAGCGTATCAGTTGTCAGGCCAGGTGGATTGCTCTATGCGCTGTTTGATGTTGAGTTTACACTATCTCTGCCATTTGGAGTTGATACCGCAGCAACGGAATTCTTAAATGCTACTGGTGAAACTGATTCGTCAAAGCTATTTCCAGTGACTGTCGGTGGCACGGCCGAGTGGCAGCTTCCTGTTATCACGATAACACTCACATCTGTCACTAGTGGTACTGCTCAGGTGGTTAGCGTGGGTAATGATGGCGTCGGACAAATGATCACTCTCGTTTCCAATTTCGTGAGTGGTGATGTCGTTGTTATCAATTCCGAAGAACGTGCCGCTTACATTAACGGTGTCGAAGTTGACTATACGGGAAACTTCCCCGAATTTAATCCTGATCTTTCCGACCTCACTTACTCCGACTCCTTTGCGGATCGTACTTACTCTATCCTCGGTGAAGTCACTAAGAGGTATCAGTAATGTCTTACAGATATACGATCGACTACAAAGTCTATAGCCCCTTGGGTGAATACCTTGGACTGCTCGAAGGAGTGACGAGTGATCTTTCAATTCCTGAAGAGATTAACACTGCTTTTTCTCAGGTGCGTATTACTGTGAAGCAGAATCTTAATGTGTCTCGTGAGCCGGTTGAGCCGATCCATACCGAAGACGGTCAGGAGCTTCAGACTGAAGATGAGCAGACAATTACGACCGATGGTATGTCGTTGCCAATTGGTAACGGTACGAAAATAAAAACCGGCAACCGAATCGTCATTATCGAATATAGCGAGAACTCACCTTCAGGCATTACCCTCTTTAGAGGTTACATTTCAACATATGGCTTCACGATTGGCACATCTGATGATATCAAAATCACCTGCCTCAGCGATGGTACTGACCTCGATCAGTATATTGTTTTGCCAGATGTGACAGTTGATACAACAGTCAGCACGAGTGGTGCAACGTATGCTGTTTATGGTGCTCGAGCAGCGAACTACATATTCGCTTATTTTGACGGTGCTGGTAACGATACCTACTCAGGCAGAACGAAGAGCAATATCATAGCTCTTAGCTTGTATCTGTCGGCAATTCACGCAACAACCCCTGTTAGCGTGAAGGTGAGTATCGTCGAAGTTCCTAACGGTGCGAGCATTGGCGAGTTCAGAAAAACATCGAATATTGTCATGACTAAGACGATCGTTGTAACCGGCACGACTGCTGCTAACTATGACGTTATCTTCGACAACACTTACACCTACAAAGTAAATAAAGCCTATGCAATATTAGTCGAGGCGACCGCTGCGACTTCAGGTACTGGCGTCACCGTTTACTATGTTGCGAGCGGACTTTCCGGAAACCGCTTTATTTTAAACTGGTCTGATGCAACTAACTCCACTTACGTTGGGCCTGGCGCAGCCTTCCGATCGGTTATCAAATACCTGCCAGATGAGACACTCGTCCCGTTTACGAACATAGATATTTCTGAGGTCGTTAAAGCTTGTCTCGACAGATCAGCCGCTCAAGGACTAAGCATTACCTATACCCCAGCGTCAATTGAGACAACGGGTGCGCTTATTAGTGTTGATTTTCAGGTTAATACGATACTTGAAGCTATTCAAACCTGTCACTCACTCGCGCCTGCAGGTTGGTACTGGTACGTTGACACTGATAACATTCTGCACTTTAAAGCAGCTGACACAACACCAGATCATAAGTTTGTTCGTGGCCGTCACCTCGAGCAAGTTGAGTATAACGAGACAATCGAGGGTATCATTAACGCCGCTTACTTTACGGGCGGGAAGGTCGGAGCCGATAACCTCTTTGTTGAGGAGATCGATGAGGATTCGATTGCAGCGGTTCGTCGTGGACTATCGCGTGATGCTAATAACCGTATTACTAGCGCTGCAGTTGGCCGCCTCTTACTTGAAGCTAAAATTGCAGAAAACAATAGTCAGAAGAAGTCAGGTACTGCCGTCATTCCTCGGTCAGTCTATGACATCACAACGATTAGCCGTGGCCAAATAGCTTCTTTCTTGGCCTTTGCCGCAAGCCCAATAGCAGGTCTCAATCTTCAGATAGTCCGAAGCGTCCGAAAAAGCGAAAGCGTCTCATTGACTCTCGGTTATATTCCAGCCCGCTCATCAATACGTGTAGAAGAGCTACGTCGCCAACTATTAAATACGCAAACAATAGACAATCCAAACGCACCGTCATAGAATAGGAGAAATACCATGGTAAAAATAACAAGTCTCAATATAATATCAGCACTATCCGACAGCGACTATTTTCCTATCGTTGATGTGAGTGGTAACGTCACAGCCAAGATCAGCCGTGCTGATTTGTTCGATATGCTACAATTACCAGCCGAATCCGTCAATGCTCAAGCAATTGACGATGATGCTATCGAATGGAAGTTATTAAATCGGGCAAAGCTTGATGCGCCGGCTGTCTCTTTGTCCGTTTCTTTCACTCCTAAAAAGTACTTAAAAGTTGTCGTCCGTCAGACAACATCAGGCGGTACAGTGTCGGGTCGCTTGCGCTGCAATAACGACACAGGAGCTAACTACGCTTCACGTTATGACATGGATGGTGCTGCCGACGTTACTGAAATAAACGCTAACGCTGGTCTACTATACGGTACTACGCAAACCTCAAGTCAATTTGCCGTGGTTGAAATCTATAACATAGCATCCACCGAAAAGGTGGCGCTCGTAAGAACCGTAAAAAACTCTACTGCCGGCGCTGGTACTGCTCCAACAAAGATGAACGCTGTTACAAAATTGGCTAATACTGTAGCTCAGATCTCTAGCCTGCAGCTCTTCAATGCGTCAGGTGCAGGACAATACGGCGCCGAAACCGAAATAACTGTATACGGTCGTGATTGATAACCAACCTATGATAAACTAACCATAAGGAAAATCAAATGACATACGCACAAAAAAACCATAGTCTAAAAATAGGTGATAGCGAATTAACAATTGCGGAAGCCGGCTCATTTCTCACGGCAATTGCGAACTTACTGACTCATTTCGACTACAAGCAAAGTCCTGAAGCAATCGCCTCTCGACTTGAGAGCCTTGAGGTTGATCCCTCGCAGATCAGCTGGGGTCACATCTCTTTGCTTATGCCCGAAGTAGCGATCTACTCAATCGGTAATGGCGAGCCTTCATATAGCGATAGTATCGTTGTGTTCAATCATAGCGGTCGTGTCTCATATGCTGCAGTAGCTGACGTAGAAGCGAAGACGATCATCGACAGCTTTGACGGTGAGGAGAAAGATTGGGATCTGTACGGTGGCCCGAAGATTTTTGTCACCTTCGTGAAGTATCCACCGCTTGAAGTGACGCCGCTCGTTATCCCTGTCGCACAGCCACAGATTGAAGTGCCTGCGCCTGAACCATCAGAGCCGCAACCAACAACAATCGAAGAGGAGACAGCTGAACATAAGTTTGACCTCGAGAATGAGGATCCTATTGATCATACCACCGGTATCTTCGCGGAAGAGCCGACGATCATACCAGTCAAGAAGCTCTCTCAAGGTGCTGACTGGAAGATGACTAACAAAACGAATCTTGGCCTTATCGAAACAGTTGCAATGGTTGACGCTGTTATTAAAGATCTTGATGGCGAGCAGCCTGATGTATTACTCGGTAAAGGTACACTCGTACATGTTGCTGCCCGCTTCGTTAAAGACGGCAAGCCATACTACCGCACCAAGGACAGCGTGAATGCTGATCACTGGTATGGCATCCCTGCAGGCATCTTGAAAAAGACAGATAAGCAAGAAGACGATGAGCTTGATTATCTGCTTGATGAGATTAATATGGAAGGTTTGTCTAGCCGTGAAAAGCTCATTAAGACTGCAGCTACCGCTGAAGGTAAAGTCCTTCGCATATTTAAACGTAATAAAAACACACAGGAGACTAATTAATCATGGTTGAATTTTTTAAGTGGATCGTTGAGTTATTCCTTGCGACCCCAGTACAAACTATTGCGCTCGTACTCGGCGCGGTCGGTATCTCAGTATTCGTACAGGGCCTAAAGAAATGGTTCAAGCTCGAGAATGAGCGTGTTGTATTCACTATAATACTGGTAATTACGCTGCTCGGTAGCTTCCTTGATTGGTTCCTGCATAGCGCACAGTTGCCACCGGTCATTATCGGTATTCAAACAACACTTCTTGTTGGTATCGCGCAACCTTTCTACATCTATGTCGTGAAGCCACTCACAATGCTTCTAAATGGCTACAAAGCAAATAAAGCAGCGATCCAGGAAAAGCTTGCCCAGCTTGAAACAACTGAAGTTCCAACACAACTCAACTCACTTGAAGACGCAGCAAAAGCCGCTGCAGACATTACCGCTGCAGCACCTGCTATCGCAACTACTCCGGTAGCCGTCGAGGGCGCTGTTGTGCCAGATGCTCGCCCTGTTGCTACCTTTTAAGATAGAATAGGCTTATGCCTAGTTCATTCGCCCCACAAGCTAGAACGTACAGAAGGCCGTCAATGACGGCTTCTTCTACGTCCAATCATCCTAAGCGGGCTGAAATGCAACTAACCCTCAAGGCCTGTCGCTACATAAAAGAAACCTACCCACAGGCGATCGTGATTCATGACTTTGCCGCCGGCCTTAATCTTAAAGACAGCGATCGAATGCAGATGATGGCGACGCGATCAGAGGAAGGTCAGCCCGATTTGTCGGTTGACTACCCTTCGCGCGGTTATCACGGTCTACGGCTTGAGATAAAGGCTGAAGGCGTAGTTATATTCAAAAAAGATGGTAAGCTCCGTGCAGCGCCTTATACGCGTAAATACAAGAAGGGCGGCAAGCTCTTTATTAAAAAAGGCGACCACCTGCAGGAGCAGGCCGCCACACTTCGTAAATATAATGCCATGGGGTACTACGGCAACTTCGCTGTTGGGTGGCTGCAGCTAAAACGTATCATTGATTGGTACTTCAAAAACGAAAACGCCTCACTGTTTTAGTGAGGCTTCGTTTACTTCTCCGCATAATCCGTCCATGCAAATACTGGAATCAAGTGTGTGTCCGCGCTTCATGGCTCGATCTCGAAAGTGGAACCAAAGAGCAAGCTGCTCTTTACTCTTAATGAGGCGACGTTTCCCCCACTTCATTATCTGATCGGCCGCCCAGTGAGCGAAGATTGCTTTATATAAGATGCCGATGAAGAATAGTTCCCAGATGTGCGGCCAGGCCTTCACGATGAACCAAGTACCAAACATGGACAAAGCCGCCCAGAGATTCTGCACGGCTTCAACTATCAGTAATAGTAGTGTGTTAATGTCCATTTGTTTGTTTTTAAGGGTTTATTCAATTAGCTTAGCACAATTGGTGCAGGGCCAACAGGAGCGGGTGCTGTTGCTGGATCAGCTTGTGCTTGCTCTTCAGCCTTTGGCTCTTCGACGGCCGGTGCTGCAGGAGTTTCAGGCTGTGTCTGGACACCTTCAGGAGTCGCAACGGTCGTGTCGTTTACTGGAATTTGAACCGGCGCAGGTGCTGGTGCTTCAGGAGCGGGGGCAGGTGTTTCGTTCTGAGTAGTCTCAGGAGTCTGAAGCTTATTACTAAATTCAATAGCACCCTGAAGATCTTCAGTTTGTGCTTTTGACTCAGCGATCTCACGATCAATATCTTCTTGATTGAGTTTCTCGTAAGCGGTTACTCGGTATAGATCACCATTTTTATCGAATAGGATTTTTGACATTGGGTTCCTTCTTTCTAGCTTCCTGATATACTTCAGGAGATTTTTTATAACTTCTTTATCGGCTTGTGCTTCACTTAGTATATCCGACATATTTACTATTGTAACGCATGTGCTTATTTATGCGTCAACAGTAATGATCTTGTCCATTTCTTCGCGGATGCGGGCATAGCCTTGGATGCGCCAATATTCCGAAGCGGCGATAATCCACTTGGCTATCTCGACATCTTCAGACTTACCTGCGGCACGAGCCATGAGAACAAGGGCGGGTATCTTCACCTCTGTTAGTTGTTTGATTTTGTTGACGACTGCCATTATATACTCGCTTGCTTCTTGGCCCTTGGTTTATTTTTTTTAGTTACCGGCTTGCGGATAACTTTTCTACTAGTGTCAATCCCCGATCTAATCAATCTGTTTCTTGCAGCGTGACGCCCAATTCCGAGCTCTATTGCCGCCTGTCGTATGCTACCAGTGCGTTTGACTGCTTCTATTAGTTCAGGGCTGGCAAAAACAGGTTCAGCTCTCGACGTAATATCTGTGCCTGATTGTAACAGCTTGCTTTTAACAATATGGGTGGAGACATCGAAGTGAGCGGAAACCTTATTGATTGATCCTAGTTCGGCGTACTTTGCCGCAACTTCTTCAACTGGGATACTCCTAGCTCGTTCTATGCGCTCGGACGTATCGATACCAGCTTTCTTCAGATGCTTCTTGACTGCTTGCCACGTAACACCAAACTTATCGGCAACTCGCTGGATGCTCTTGTACTTGTTATACTCGGCGACTACTTCACTAGTTTTCAGGTATTCGATACCGCTAAGAGTCTCGTATCGTTCCATTAGTTCAATCACTTGATCTTCAAATTCAAAGCTGTTGAACGAGAACACGTTTGTGGCTTCGGGGACTTGTCCTTCATCCACAAGAGCACCGCTGCTATAAAATCCTCTAGAGCCTCCGCTAGATGCGGCAACGTGGCGTCCAAGCTCACGAACGAAATTTATACGCTCAACATTGGCCACAAAATCGAGAACCGTTACCTGACTTTTGTCTGGCGCCCGACGTAACCCACGACCTAACTGTTGTTCAAAGATAGTACGACTTGATGTGCTGCGAAGGAAAACAATTAAACGAGCGTCAGGAATGTCGATACCTTCGTTAAACATATCGACCGTGCAAATAACCTGTAAGTGGCCTGATTTGAAACGAAGCATGAGAGCTTGTCGCTCATCGGCACTCACTCGAGAGTGGTACACTTCACCGCCAAGCAGTTCGGCCATTTGAGTCGCAGCGTCAATATTCTGACAGAATACGATAGTTTTTGCCCGATCAAGGCCGATCTCGTGACGTCGATCAAGTACCTCTTTGCTAATGATTTCATTACGGCTACGGATAGCAAATAGTTCTCGGATGTCTTTTAGACTACTAATCTCGAACTTCTCATTCATCGCCTTTTTAATTGCTTCATCAAAAACGATATGATAATCAACGCTACTAAGCCAGCCGTCGTTAATACCGTCGGATAGGCTCTTTGTAAATATCGGATGACCAAAGTAATTAAGAATGTCACGGCCATCGGCTCGCTCAGGCGTCGCGGTCAAGCCAAGCTCAAACTCTGGCGTGAAATGCTCTCGTACCTGGCTAAAAGTCTCGGCCTCAATATGGTGAGCCTCATCCCAAATAATATATGAGAAATAATTCGGGTCAATTTCATCAAGCTTTCCATGGAGTGCCTGAAAAGTCGAGAATGTAATTTCAGCATCTTTTAATTTACCTCTGAAGATAGCCGTGGTGAAACCGGGATTCACAAACAAGAAAGTATTTTTTGCCTGATGTGAAATATCATTCATATGTGACACGAACAACACTCTACCGGTCTTATTCTCCTCCTTCAGATAATGCAGCGCATCGACCGCAGCGACTGAGGTTTTCCCTAGGCCAGTAGCAAGATGGATAAGCGCGCGCCTACGTCCTAGGGAACGTCGCTCCTGCAGCTTTAACCAAGCTTCAATCTGATAGTCACGAACTTCGATATTAGTGACGTTGTTTTGAATCCAGTTTAAGATATCCTTATCACTCACTGCCACCTCCAAGCAGTAGATTAGTGTGCTCCGCAACGTACTGATACATCAGCTGACCATTCTCCGTCACTGCATACGGCAAGAATACTTGTGCGGTCGTCACCATGCGAGTCTCGATGATCGCCAACTGGGCCTCGACCCAATCCTTCGTGATACGCCAAGCGACACGACGCGCTTGTGCCTCATCGGTTTTCACTCGTGCATTGCGGCGGCGTTGCTCAAGGAGTACAGCCTGCACTGGTCGCCAGTCTGTTGGCAAGGTGAATGACATCGGCTGGTCGTTAAGTTTCAACTGAAAGCTGAGGCTGGTGATATTCCCGGTATCGTCATAGTCAGTAAGGATTTTACTTGCACCAGCCTTTGCAAGCATCTTGGTAATCTCGTGGATGGTTTTATCGGCATCAATAGTGGTTGTGTAATTTAAGAGTGCCATAACTCATTTATCCTTCCGCCACCTCAATAGACTTTTTACTCTTAGCAACATAGTGATGACCTGTTGGACTCTGGTAATAGTTGTCGTTAATAATATCGAGCAACACATTCAGATCTGCCTTGTCCATAATGATCACCGCCCCATCGTCATCCGACATGAGCTCAAGCTGCATGCTATCGGCGATCTCGAAGATCTGCTCTTGCTCAATCAGGTCAATGTCAGCCTTTAGGAATTTATTGAGGAGGCTATTGTTTTCACGTAAGATGTTTTCGATACCACCACCGATATCAGTAGGTACTGAGATCTTGAAGCGCTTCAGGAATCGTGCAGCCTTCTCATCGGCCTGCTTGAATTTAACATAGTCGTAATTGAAGGTCTTTTCGAACTTCTTTAGATTAAAGGCAAAGATGTCGTTGCCAACAATGAGCGTTTGAATATCTGTCGCTGGTTTAAAAACGACGCCAGGCTCCATCATATCGATCTTGCCATCATCGAACTGCCATGAGATGCCAGCCTTCGAGACTGCTTTAGATTGCTCCACCGCTTTCACGACGTGAAACAGGATGCTTGGATCTGTCTTGTGCGTTACTCGGGCCACGAAGCCTTTCATGCGCTTAAACTCGTGCTCTTCTTCTGAGAAGTACAGAATGTCGTCACGGTTATTTTCAATGAGGTGAATTAATGTCTCGGCGCGACCAACTTTACCGAGCTCGGTATGGATCACGATATCACCAGCATCGTCTTTTTGGTAATCGATATCTTGGACGGTAAGGCCAGTGCCGGCTCCGAGGTTCACTTCATTAATGAGTTCATAAACAAATAGCTTAGTGAGCTGATCCTGAACGGCCTCAGATAAAATCGTGGCGTATGGGGTAAAGTTTTTGTTGAATAAAAATAACTCAATGTTAAGATCATTCTTCAGGCCATCGATATTGTTGGCGAACAAAAATAGATCAGTTTGGTCAGGTTTATTATTTGGCATTGCGCTGTTCTTTCTTGTGGATTTCAACCCACCGGCTTATGGTTTTTCGAGTGACGTTCATGATGCGGCCAATGGCTGCGTTACCGAGCCCGAGGGCCGGGGTGATATAGAAAACAAAACGATCATAGTCTTGATCTCTGTGGAGGTGCTTCGTATCGTCGAGATAGGTCTTGAGGCCGATCTTCTCAATACTAGTTGGCTGCTGCTGATTGGACATTGATAGCTCCTAGTATCTTTTTAAAGTTATTGGCAATGGAGACATCGCGCTTGATGACGATAATCTTGAGGGCATTTTTCGGATCGTAATGAGGATTGTCGACGAGCCCACCGTAGTCACCCATGATGTGCCGCTTGGCAAGGTTAGGATTATAAGCGACCAGATGTGCCATCTTGCGGCCACTGATCAGCATTCCGTAGTGGACTTGTGCGAGGATCTTAATATCTATAATCATCTTCACGAGCTTCAGGTGCTGCGGTATGCTAAATGATTTCACCTCGACAAGCACCTCCTCAGTAAGTCCGTCCGGCGAATAGATGCAGCTAGGAAAGAGGGAGTTGGTCACAATGCCAACTTTTATCCCGTCTTCATTCCTAATGATCTTAACGCCTTTGATTTTCTCGTACAGCTCTATCGCCTGATCTTCGAGAAGATGCCCACGTTTTGTCCAGAAATTACCGCCCCAAGAGGCTAGCTCGGCGAGGGCATATTTATGGGCCCCGATCTTTGCTAGCAACTTATAGGCGTTTGATCCAGTATATTTACCCTCGCGTTTGGCGAGCCATTCGTCAGATCCCTGCTCGACGAAATCAAGACTTATTGTTGCTCTTGGCATCGTCTTTAATCTCGCCAGTTTCCATGTCTGTGTGAGCTGCGAGGATATCAGCTTCCGCTGTCTCGTCAGCGAGCTCACCACTCAGTGATTCTTCACCATCAATATAGTCGATCTTGTCATCACGAATAACAGCTTGGTCAACATCAAGCGCACGCTGCAAGTTGATGTCGAGTGGGCCGTTCTTTGAAATGTTCAATTTCATAACAGTTTTCTTTGCCATCGCGTCGAAGTTATCTTTCCATGGCCCGTAACCTGATTTGAAAGCTTGAGAGTACTGACGGGCGTGGGCGCGCACTTCTTCCTCTGTCCAGTACCAAGTTGACTCAAAACCGTTATCAAGCCTGAAGAATGAAACATAACCGATCGTCTTGGCTTTAGATCGTTGGACATCATCGTCGATAAATTCAAACACTACTTCACCAGTTAGGCGGTTGCGACTTTTGACTTCGCCTTCTTTAATCTCTGTTTCGTGGATGATCTTATAACGACCGGTTCGCTGCGCAAGCTCTTTAAAGCCGCGAGCACCCATCTGGAATTGAGCTTCAACAACTCCACCCTTCTTATTATTCTTGTAACCAATGATATGAGCAAAGCCAAGGCTCTTGCTTACAGGTAGGTTCATACTCGTTGCCGTAAGAGCGGCATTAAATAATGAGCGTGGCTCTGCTTGTGCAAGAAGCTCGTCTTGTCCGGCAAGGGCAATGATGCTGGTGGTAAAGTTTCGTATTTGGTCTTTATCGACAAGCATCTCGTTCATCTTCTTGATGACGGCTGGTGCGGAAATATATTCCTTAATAGTAAGTTGTCCCTTTGGTTGAGATTGTAATGAATTATTCACGTGATGACTCCTTTGTTATTTCAGTACTTACTTTAATACGTTTTTGCAGTGAGAGTGTCAAACTGCTCGTAACGCCCTTTGGCAATTCACCGCTCAGTTTCACCTGTGCACCAACTTTCGTTGTATCGAGTTCTTTTTTGAGGAACTTCGCTGGAACCTTTGAGAGATCTTCAGCCTTGTAGTACGTGCGCTCGGCAATAGTAAGACTGCCCCAGTCACCCTTGATGCTCTTAATGTTATTCTTGATCATTTGGTCTTCGATAGCTTTCCAGTAAAGGTTTGACTTCGTTTGGAAATCTTTTTGCTTTTGTAGGAAGGCAGTAAATTGTGGGTTATTACTGACAAGATCATGTTCGAGCAGTGCAAGCTCGCGCTCCTCACTGACGATCTCATTGACCTGCAGTTTTAATTCATCTTCGATTGGCATCTCTTTTTTAGTCATATAGGCTCCTTATATTAAATGTAAATGAATTCTCGCCATTCGCTTTCATTCGTGACTGGAATGAGCTTGCGCCTAGTAAGTACTTTATCTATCTCGATGATAGTTGGCTGGCGTGTGATGATGCGTACGATCGACAGCAAAAGCGTGTGCTTGCTGGTCGACCTGTTAGCAGGTTTGACCATGTGTTTGACCCCTTCGATATAATTAACTTGTATGTATCATTATATGACCCATGCACACATTATGCAACATCATTCTTTTCCACAAGCTACTCATCTATAATGAATACCAACATGAACGTCGCTGCACTAAAACAAAACATTTGGCATAAAAAGAAAGCTTTCTGGCGCAACGCTCGCATACTTTTTCCGAGCCCTGCGGAGATTCATTTTGTGCGCTTAATGGGCGGCCGAGCTATCACGATTGATTTTATTCGTTATCCAAAAACGCGTTTTCCGCTGACGTTTATATATAGCCGTGGGCGATTCTTAGCACGTAACTTTATGCAGCGCGAGGTGCGGGTTGGTGGCTTCTATGTGGACTTTGCATTCATTGATCCGTACACCAAAAAGGCAATTGAGATTGATGGCTCTGACTATCACAAGGATCATGTGAAGGAGCGTGAGCGCGACTTATATTTGCAGGCCCGTGGCTGGCGCGTACTGCACATTGCGGCCATGGATTTATATAGGCAGCCGGGCCGTGTTCAACAAAAAGTGTTCAATTTTTTGGCGAGCTAAATTGCAATGAATGCGTGTTTGTTTTGTAATATACATGAACACAAATTGTAATAAAATAGGCTGGTTAAAAAATGTGTTCACCGAGCATTTTGTATGGGGTTGAACACTAAATAGGCTGCGAATAACTTATTTAAATTTAAGTGTTGTAAAGGGTAATCGTATGCATTATGATTAGTTTAGTGATACGAGGTCTTGCAATCGTACCACCCAAAACAAATACACAAACATCATCAAACAAAACACATATAAACACCTCAAAAACTCCACTTTAAACCTCCCGGATCTCGCTCCCGGGAGTTTTCTTTTTATAGGGGTGGCTTCCCTTCTGTTGTATTGATGGCCACGGGTATTACAGGGGTAGACTGTGAGTATATATTTACATACATATTTGACAGATCGTCACTCCCCTGCCCTGCTATGTATACCCCCCTCAACAGGGGTAGGGGTAGTGAATAGGGCGAGTCAGGGGCGAGAGGGAAGGGTAGCGCTATAGTAGTTTGCTATACTACAATCAGTTAAGAATTATTACGATATTTAGTAAGGAGAATCATGGAAGTAATCGACATCAAAGACCTGCACGGCGACCCAATGAATCCGCGCATAATTAGCACACAACAATACGATAAATTAAAAGAGCTGCTTCGTAAGTTCGGCGACCTGTCTGGCGTCGTTCGTAACATTAGGACTGACCAGCTAGTCGGTGGCCACATGCGCCTGAAGGCCTTCGAGGAATCCAACGGCAGCAAGAATATTCAAATCACTCAGCGCTTCGATACACCAACAAAATCTGGCACGGTTGCGATTGGCTACGTGGTCGTTGATGGTGAGTCATTTAGCTACCGCGAAGTTGATTGGGATCAAGGCTTCCAACGCGCGGCAAACATTGCAGCCAACAACGCCGGCGGCGAAAATGATAACGATAAACTCGCCGAAATGATTTACGAAATCAGCCAGCTAGAAAACGGCAGCGACCTGCTCGGACTGACCGCCCTAGCCGACAAAGAGATTCGCAAGCTCATGGAAGCAAGTGGCGCCGTAGAAGCTGCACCAAGCAGCGAGGATAACCAAGACGATGAAAAGAATGAACTCATTTTTTCGCTCACGCCGGATCAAAGTGAGTTGGTTGCAAGCGTCCTTGAACACATTCGTATTACAAAAGACATTCCGTCTTCAGACCATAAGGCGATGAATGGATCGGCACTATATTATATGGCTGAGGAATATATTAAGCACAACCCAATGCCACGGCCGGATGAGTTCGAGCCGCCTGAATTGCCACCAGCTGAATAATATTTTTATTATCAGCCTTGTGCTAAGTGCAAATATCTGTTTGAATAAATATATAAACCCCTTGTGTAAAAGTCTTTGGATTTGACCCCGACGATATACACAGGGGGTTTTTGCTTTATCGGTTGACGGCAGTTCTAGGTGTAGTAAAATAAAGGAGTAACCAACAGCTGCGAGAGTTGGTTACATGAGAGTCTTATATGTACCCTTGATTGGAATCTATGCAAGAACAATCAAGGGTTTTTGTTTTGTTTAAAAATATAACACAAATTGTGTTGACATTGTGTTAAGCCGGGTGTACTATTGATTTATAACAAATTTATCGAAGGGGTCAAAACTTCATGAGCACAACAAAAGTCTCACTAACCATCAAAGCTCGCAAGGGCAAAAAGACAATTACCGAAACCTTAAAAAACGAAGATCAGAAAAAGCGCTTCGCCGCTCTACTCGAAAAGAATGGATTTAGAGTAATAACGGGAGGACGCATTTAAATGAAGATCATCACACGCGGCGATAACATATTTGTAAGGCATTGGTTCAAATGGTACAAGATGGTGGCAGTAGATGATCACCTGCCAATACGAATCAACAAGAAGACTATAAGGCGATTAAAGTGATAACCATTCTACAAAAGTGGAACTTTAACACCAGCGAATATGAACCTTATACAACACCAGCTGACAAAACCATCGTCCTATATACAATCGACATGGATCTACTGATCAACTGTACTAGCTGTTTCAAGGATATGACATTCGGCCAAGGGTATACATCACGCACACTACATAATCACTTCGGCCTCGGCTACCCTGTTTGTGAAGATTGCTACGAGCAGGAGTGGGAAGATGAGAAAGAAGCTAAGCAGAAAATTAAACCAACCGGAAAGATCCTCAATATGTGGGAGCGCAATGGTTGGGGAAACAGCATCAACTGGTCAGACTTCGAGAAGCGACGTATCGTTGGCCATATAACACCAATGATACGAGTCGGCGATGAAGTTAGATCTAAGATGGATAGCGGAAAAACAGCTCGTTTTATCGTTAAAGAAGTTGAGAGAATGAGAGATCCAAATGACATGCTCTTTGCAATCGTTGAAGATTACATTGGGTATGTCGAGGATGAATCAATAGAAATTAAGGAGAAATAATCATGACACACCGAACAAATTACGAACAAGAAAACAACGATCGTTACGACGACGATCGCCGACACCACCATCACCGTCGCAATAAAAGCCTTAGCCCTTGGTTCTGGCTACTAACCGCTGCACTGGTCATTATTCCAGCTACAGCTTTCGCGGTGATTGCTCATGACAACTTTAATCACGCTATGGAGCGCCAAGGCTGCCATGTTGTGAATAGGTTTGAATCAGGCTCGCGTGTGTGGAGCTGCCCACGGAGCGTCCGCTAAATGGCGTGGCGAGAGGTTCGATTTATGACAACTGCTACTGATGCTGAAATTAAAAAGGGACTTTCCGAGATGGTGTATATCAAATACCTTTCCATTCAGGGCAAGAAAGTCCGTCGCCGCGAAAAGATGAGTGATGTGAGACAACTTGCACTTATATACGGATCTGTTCTGTTTGCAACTTTCGCATTATTTATGTTTATCGAATGGGGGACTAGGCCATGAAACAATTAAAAAGTTTCAATGAGGGCGTTCAAGAGAGGTACAAACATAAAGGCCGTACTTACTCGATAGTTGACGTCACGAAGATCGGAGGTAATAGCGATACCAGTCATGTGATAAATGAACTCGTAAAGCATAGCTATTTCCCATTTATTTATGAGCTAGCCGATACAACTGACGGTAAGATCATAATCGTTGGCCGCTATACCGATATTGAAAAAGCTAAGGATGAGATATTAATGAGGGGGCAGGTGTGACATCATGGCACGCAAAAGTAAAACCGATCCGAGGATGCTCGTCGAACTCGGCCAAGTTATCGAAGACTGGTGCGACAGCAATGATATCGAGTGGAGGCGCTGCAGCAAATACCAATGGAACGTCAAAGTACCTCAGGTAAACGTGCTGATCGCTGTCTATCCGGGGAGCGGTATTATGTGGGTTCCATACGCACACTATGATTATCGCGGTGTTATCGACAAGTCGAGTACCAAGCATGATTTCTATGATAAAAAGACTTTAATAAATAAGCTGCAGGAAATTATCTTTGCGGCAGATGGAGTGTAGAGATGAGTTTGAAGATCTACTTGATATATAGAGACGGAAGCGATTATGACGAATACGATGCTTTTGTTGTTGTAGCCGGCAGTGAAAGTGAGGCGCTGAGTTATCTCGAAGCTAATCATCATCGCTTTGAGTGGCCTGGGAAAGATGCTAAAACATCAAAGCTAATTGGAACGACTGACCTATATAAAGAAACAACCGAGATTCTAGGATCATTCAATGCGGGGTAATTATGAACGGTGAATTTCCCTACCGCGATCAAGTTGATCAATACGAGAAGCAAGAGCTCGATCAGGAATACCGTGATCGAATGACTACACCTACATTAATGGATGAAGATGAATTAATTGAATTAGAAAGAGAGTTAGATTGTGAATAAAGCAGAAAAACCAAAGACGCATATTACCGTAAATGTCAAAGTTTCCCATTATGAGTCGTTAGAAGAGGTGAGATTAGATGCCGAAAATGATTTAGGCATCACTATATATATGACGGATGCAGTCAAACTAGCCTGCACTTCTTATTTTGAACTTAAGGAATTGAAAGCGAGAATGAAACAAGAGGCAAAAGCCCAATCATGAAACACCTCTTGCACACGGTCGCTTTCGTAGCGTCCATTTATCTGCCGATCATGGTCATCTTGGTGATTTTGTTCGTAGTAGTACCAAGCAAGCTAGACAATCAGGCGCTAAGCTATGCGAAGATTTTCTGGTTTACTGGTGTCCTATTCGTTATCACAAATGCCATTGGTTTCTTTTACGGCAGCCCGTGGCATAAAGAGAAGGCCAATAAGCGCGATTGGCTCGGATGGAATAAGAACAAAACATTGATCGTCGCCTATGTATCTCGTGGTAATAATGAGATCGCACTGCGCCGAGCAATTGCGGCCACTAAGTTGATCCTTGAAGACAACGCCGTTAAATATCGCATCGAAGCCATTACTGACATGCCAGTTGATGTTGGGGCTGATGATTATCATCTCGTGCCAAAAAGCTACCAAACGTGGAACGGGGCCAAGTATAAAGCCCGTGCCCTTCACTATGCTACCGAGCAACGTAAAGCTAATCGAAATACATGGGTACTACATCTCGACGAAGAGTCAGTCATTACCGAGCAACTCGTGCATGGCCTTGCTAAGTTCTTAAATGAAACCGATAACCTGATCACAATTGGGCAGGGTGAAATTAAGTACAACGCGCATAACTACGGTAAGAATCTGCTCATCACTAGCATTGATTCGATCAGAACCGGCGACGATCTTGGTCGTTTCCGCACACAATATAAGATGTTCGGCAAACCACTGTTCGGTATGCATGGATCATTCTTCCTCGTCAATTCCCTTCTCGAAAAGAAGATTGGCTTTGATCTTGGTGGCAAGGGAAGTATTACTGAAGACGCATACTTTGCCCTCGTCTGCGCAGATAAAGGCGTGAAGTTTAAATGGGTTGAAGGCTATATTCGTGAACAATCACCATTCACTTTGCTCGAGCTCCTGAAGCAGCGACGTCGATGGATTACTGGCCTGCGCCTGCTTATGTGGGATAAGAAGATTTCACGTCACCAACGCATGATGCTGCTCGTTAATATGACCTTGTGGCGCGTTGCATGGGTTGGCCCGATAGTCACGCTTTGTAACATTATCATGGGCGGATCATTGATGCCGGCATGGGCTGAACTGCTTGCAGCGCTCACGACAGGCATGGTGGCTGCAGTGTATATGGTAGGGGCCTATCGCAACATTACTGATATTAATCTGCACCCTATGAAGCAAGTCCTTATCTGGGTATCTTCAGGTGTGTTGATGCCGATCAGTTGTGCGATCGAAGGCGTGGCCGTGCTATATAGCATCGTGGCGCCGAATAAAGAAAACTTTGATATTGTGAATAAGAATTAGTTGAAAGGTAAATTTATGAAAGCATTTGTTTCTATCCTGCTCATTGTCGCTAACTCATGGCTCTATATCAGCTGCATCCAAAAGGGGGACACTCTCTTTGCTATCATAGCTGCACTCGGTGTCTTCTGTGGGATCATGACATTAGTGCTTGATAGGTTGATACGATTATTGAAGCAAGATAATAATGAGTGATATCGCCGAAACGTACTACGTCGCCGGCCGCCTGAAGGACATTCCCAAGGGTGTTTGGCTGCCGCCTGATGCAGCATTTCGTTCTTGCCTGCAGTGCAATGATGAGGTGATGATACATCCCGACTATGCTGCGACCGTTGATCAGACGAAGGGCGTTATCTGCAGCCCATGCGTCCAAGAGATCACCAACATGTCAGTTGATAATCTTTTCAACAATAACTCTGTGCGTATGATGAAGATCTTGGTTGATACACTTAACCGTGTTGATCATTAATGTTAAACTTGAAACCAGTGGCTAGAAGCGCTGAAATAAATAATTAATAGGAGAATTTATGTCATATAAATCACTCGTAGATCCAGATCTTACCATTCAGGGAATGGCGGGCTGGTGTCTTTCAATGACTAAGAGTGTGTTTCGTGCCCCTGCAGGTTACGCAACCGCTTATAAGAGTTGGCTAGCAGCTAAGCATAAGCATGAGACACGCGAGCTTCCAAACGTTGCCGTGCCGCTTTATTTCTCATGGATCGACCCAAGCGATGGCGAGAATGTCGGCCACATCGTTGCTTGGATCCCAGGCAAGGGCTTCTTGAGCTCACCAGGCAAGGGCTATGGTCAGCAATGGTTCCAGAGTATTGTTGCGGTTGAAAAATATTTCCGCTGTAAATTTCTTGGTTGGACTGAGGACATTAATGGTAAGCGTGTTGCCCAGTGGGTTGCTGACGCTGTGCCTGCTCCTAAGCCTGTGGTTGCGCCACGACCAAATACTGGCCAAGGTGGTGACTTTAAGGTCGTCAAAGAGCTTTCAGGCTACGTGAGCGCTAGTGATGCCGCTAATCGTTCTGGTAGCAACAGCCGCGTACCTGCAGGAGACTATAAGATCTTCAATCAGGCTAATGGCATGGTGAACGTGACCCGTGATGTAAGTCAGCCAGGTTGGTGGATTAATCCAGGTGATAATCAACAGCCTGCACCAACACGTATCGTGCATAACATCGTTTGGGGTGATACTCTCAGCCAGATCGCTGTGAATTATGGTGTGTCTCAGGATGACATCATGCGACTTAACCCGAGTGTGACGGATCCAAATCTGATTTTTGCTGGTCAAGATCTTGTCATTAAAGGCTAGATAAATAAGCATAAGCAAAAAAGTGCCCTCGAGATATACCATCTTGGGGGCTTTTGCTATATACTGATCTCAATACGGTGGTCAAACAGCGTGTCGTACCTGTCGCTTATTTAATCTTTTTAAATTAAAAACTCTTTTTTGTCCCTGAAGCTCACACGTTGAAGGGGACTAGTGAATACTTTTGACAGCCCTCGCTTGGGGGCTTTTTTGTTTGATGGTACAATGATTAGGCCCTTGTAGCTCAGTGGTAGAGCCGATTGTGATTGGTTAGCAGCCGGTTGAAATCGTGTCATAGGTTCGATTCCTATCAAGGGAACTTTCCCTGTGTTATTATGAAAGCGTTCCTCTGAAAAGAGAGCGGTATAATCAAAAATCCCCGGCACTTGGCCGGGGCTCTTTTATGTGCTACAATCCTGATTGAAATTGACTAGGCGATGCCCACCCTTGCCTAGTCTTTTTTATGTTATGATTTAGGTGGGTTTGCCATTCCCGTGTTCCTGTTTATATAATCTGAGAGATAGAGCCTTTCTACCGGGCTCTTTTTCTTTTGTGATAAGATATAAGACATACATGGCTAGTAACTTTGTATGCTGTCGAGACGTAAAAAGGTCGTGCTAATCTATAGCGTAGCAGGACTTTTTTATTTGGGTATATATTTACAATTTTTTATATATATTTGTATATATCTCATGAGATGAATAATGGTTGTTTTGAGAATATATCATATGTGACTTATTCCTGATGTCGGGAAAAAGTGTTAGATAGTAGAATGTCTAAATGTTACATAGTAAAACTAATTTTAGACATTATTAACAGGGGTGATTTACTGTCTAATGTTAATTAGTCGTCTATAGTAAACTAATTTGCATCACAATTTAGACATCATTTTGTGATCCTAAAACAATCAGATCACAATAACTGTGAGTCTTATTCTATTTTGGGGCGATATATCATATTAAGCTATTGACGCATATAGACGAATGTTATTAAAAGTATTGACAATATCTGTCTTCTGTGCTAATATATATACATGAATCAAGACACAAACACCATTAATATCAAGATCACCCGTGACGGGGAATACAGCGTAAAAGATAACCTTGAATACAAGGCAAAGAGTTACGTTCGTCATCAGTTACCAGCAGTATTTGGTGCAATTGATAACTTCTTTACGAATCACTAATAGCGACGTTTGACTGGCTCACTCGGGCCAACGATTGCTTCAATAAGCCATGTGGTCATGATGGCAAAGCAGACAACACCAGCCATAAAGCCGCCGATTGGCCACCATCCCCAGAAACCTCCCATTAAATGGAAGAGTAAAACTGTGAGTAATATCTTTGAAAAGTGAGACATAATTCACTATAATCCTACCACAGGCGGCCCAGATGATTGCGGGATTCCGATTTGTCTGGTGCTGCCTACTTATGGCCAATAGATTAACCCCCTGTCCGCAAATGGCAGGGGCTTTGGTTTTGCACAAGATATCCACATTGTCTATATATAGCCTATATATTTTGTTTACAAACAATCATGACGTGGTGTATGATTGAGTCAATGCAGTTGGCTCGACGTAGAACATCGAACCCTGCTAACGATATTAGTAATAGGGGTTTACACCGCTTGTTTTGCTTGCTATGATTTAGATAGTTCTACGTCACATAGCCCGACAACCTTAAAGCCCCTAGTAACAAAAGGGGGCTTTTAATTTTATGGCAAGAGTTAATAATGACGCAGTTGATCTTGAGATTACGGTAGATCTTAATTGGTACCAGCTTGGTTTTCAGTTTGCAGATCAAGACAGCCAGAATCAAATGAATTTTTTGGCGGCCTTTACTCAAGGCGTTGATGAATGGTCTAATAGTGCTAGGCTTACTCAATTCGAGATGATCACAGAAAAATTTAACGAATATAGTGAAGAGGATAAACTGAAGCTTGCTAATTTCCTTCAAGAACTTGCAGACAGGTTGAGAGCGTGATGGATACTGAATTATTTGAGTTATGTCGCGAGGTGTATGAAAAGACGGGGTGGGACGACGACGAGTTAGAACATTGCTATACGCATAATGGCGCTTATCCTGGAAAGGGAGAGTGTGAATGTCCTCTCTACACCTCCGACTACCTGCTGGAGAAGTTGCCAACATGGATTGAGCAAGATGTTAATAAGCTCGATGGCATTGATAGGGCTCGTCGCGTTGCGCTTCAGTTACGCAAATGGAACTATCAAGGTGATAAATATTTTGCCGAATATCACGAGCTGTATTATGCGCCACTTTTTCGAGCTGAGTCTGATACTCCTCTCAAGGCTTTGTTGAAACTCACCATTGCCTTGCATGACAAAGGAGCGCTCTAAATGGCAAATAGGGTAATCAATACTGGCGTCTGGAAAGATAGCTATATCGTTGATCTTGAGCATGATGAGAAACTATTATTTCTTTACTTGCTCACTAACCACATGACCAACATCGCCGGCATTTACGAGCTCTCGGTTCGTGAAATGTCGTTCGATACGGGCATTGATAAAAAGCGCATTGAAGAGATCCTTCAAAAGTTCATTCGTGACAAAAAAATCCAGTATTTGAATGGCTGGGTAGCGCTCAATAATTGGATAAAACATCAAACAACTAACCCAAAAGTTGCAATTGGAATTGAAAGAATTGTTGATAATTTACCCGACTGGTTGCAGATAGAATTGCTTTTTGACACAGAAAGCCAACAATCATCTCTGTTAAATGATAGCCTACATATAGACTATGATAGCCTAAAAACTGTGGAAAACATGTTGAAAAGTGGCAAAAAATATAGCCTATCAAAGCCTATCGCACTTAACTTAACTAAACTTAACTTAACTAAACTAAACGCAAACATTGCGAATGGAAGTTCTGAAGAACATTCAAAATCTCAAAAGCCTTCAGGAGCACAATACCGCAAAGCCGTGGAAGCTGATCAGGAATTGCAAGGCAGGGCTAAGCGATCGTATACTCGAAAGCCTTCCCTACCTGGCAAGATTAGCCCGGACGAAATTGACAAAGCATATGACAGAAGGACAATGAAACGATGAGTCAACCAAAAACAGATCACCAGTTAGTCGCATTGAAAATTCAACACAAAGGCGGAAAGTTTTCACTCGATTGTGATCTAGCTGCAGAGGATGGAATAAAAGTTTTAACCTACGCATTGCAGCTGATAGGATATCGGAACGAGCAGATCAGAAAACAAGCTGCCCTCACCGAAGAAGATCAAATTGATATCGCTATCCAAAATATTAAGAAACAACCCCTCAAGGGAAAGGAATAACATCATGAACGAAACAAAGACAAACCAAGAATTTTTACTAGAGGTCGTGAAGACTGCCGTTGACTTTAACAGCAACGTCATGTCTATCCTAGCCGTTGAGATTTCTGGTGATCAATCGGGCAGGAATCGCACCCATCAGAAAAGAGTACTCGCTAACCTACAAGGCATGGGATATCACTATTCTGCGAGCCTAGACGCCATGTATACTGCCCATGAAACACGTCTAAATGGCTCTGAGAGCGACGCAAAGCTCAATGAAGGACAAGTTAGCCACCTAGCAAAAACAAAGGCCTTCTTGGACGCGAGAATGGGCACTAAGCCAAACAAAGAATTGGCTGCAGCTGCGAATTATCTTGCTGATCTTTTGGAAGAAGAGGCTAAAAATGAATAAGGATTCATACCGGGTACTCTCCCACTACAATCTTCAGCTACTTAGCAAGCAGGTTAATGAGCTGGTGAATCAAGGCTACGAACCGCAAGGAGGCCTGACATCAACTGGCGATCCGCAGCGTGGCGAGGAAGTATTTTACCAAGCGATGTTTTTGCCGATGGAGGAAATCAAAAATGAATATTTTGAAACTAGCAAAAGCGTGGATGAGTACACGAGAAAGTTCCTTGAAGCTTTTCCACCTCACCTGAGAAACACTGTCGTTGATAAGCCAAACCGCACTATCGTGGAGAACCCTGAGAATGAGGAAGTGGCGAAAAAGGGAAAGAAAAAGTGAGCAACATTCGTGCTCAACTCATCCGTAGTCTCGAGCAGCAAGGCATTCCGACCATTAGCGATAAGCCGACGTTAGGATTTGGAAAATGAAGCAGATACTCTTTAGCCTAGTCATGGTATTGCTGCTATCCATAGCGGTCGTCGGTGGTGCTCCGATAGCATTAAAGGGCGCTGCGATAGGAGTTTTTGTTGCACTACTGCCTTACTTTGTTAAATTCTCAATTGACGATTGGAGCAAGTCATGATCAGTGATCAAATCAACCGCCTCATTGACCAAGTGAAGCAACATCCGAATGGCGAGACGCGCAACAGTTTACTCGGCCACCTGAAGGATGCGAGGGCTCATGCTTTTGTCTTGGAGCGTGAGGAGTTTATGGCTGAGCCACGACCTAATTTAATGGAGGAGACTGATTCGACTTTGAACGTTGATCTTCTTCACGCTAGA